ATAGAAATGATAAGAATAGCAGACGTTCTCCCAAGAATACTTTTTAGGATGAACACCATGTGTTGGGAAAGTAAAACATTCCATCATGATCATAAAACGATACTAACTCAGCATTAGTAAAAATATCATAGAAACGATATTCCGAAAACATCATTCCGGGAAAAGTTTGAACTGTAGTACTATTTGGATTTAAGCCAAAATGCTTACAAATTTTAACAAAATCGTCAATGTTTAGTTTATAGTATCCGTTCTTTCTAATCATATTAGTAACACACCCCATGACAAAAATATAAACACTAATACCAACATCTTAACCAAAAACAAACTTTGAATAATTATGGCAGCTATCGCACATGCTAATACACATATGATTACTGCCATTAAAACTTGTTCAATTTCCATCACCCTAATCCTTTTCACGAGCATTTAGCCATAGAATATAATCGTCTAGATCCATGCCTTCAGATTCAATTTTCCTAACTTCTACATTATTCTCGGCTTTAGTAATTGCCAATTGACATTCGAGTTCCATTTGTCTACGTCGAATATCCATATCGAGCATTTGTTTTCCCCAAAAGAAAAATGTACTAAGAAATATAATGGCGATTACAACCCACCGAACAATTGCTACTATTTGCCGGTTGTCATCGGCATCTTTTTTAAGTTTAGTATACACTTCATCTTCTAATTGAACCAAAATATCACGCTCTTTTCTGTAAAGAATTTAATTATTCTTTAGCTTTTTAGCAGCTTTAAAATCCCTACGAGCCTTTGTCTTAGCCGTTTGATCATGTCCATTTTCGGCCAACTTCTTTAGAGCTGCTCGAGGATACGGGAAACCTAGAACTTCGAAATACTTTTCAGCAATGGCAACAGAAAGACCCAATTCTTTACTGAATTCTTCGCCTTCTGCACAGCCAACTACAGTAGTGGTTCCGTCATTCCACTTAACAATAGTATGCGGTTCATTATAGAAAAGTTCTTTAATAAGCGGTGTATTAGTAGTTCCATATCCAAAAGCAGAGTTGAGTGCATTTTCCAAAGCATTCGTAAACATGAAACGCTCCTTTGATATACGTCGCACACCATTATGATATTCGGTTTTCTCTCGATATTCTAACACAGCTTTGAGAATATCTGTATCTGGTAAAACAGCACGAAAAATTGCTTCGCTTTCTCCATCACTGACTCGATTAATGGCCGTGGCTTTCATCATATACGCAAGACATTCATCAGCATCTTTATGTTGAAGTAAAATATATCTATAGTCAGGAAGAAAGAGAGGCATTGATGAATTCCATAATAGGGTAATAGTTATTAGTGATTTACCAAAAAGTTGCTCTTCATTATCTATTATTATACGATCTGGATTGGGTAATTCTGAAATACAAAAACCACTTTTATTAATCACGCTATCCCGTATAGCATATAATTCGTATGAATAATTATAGTCCAAACGAGGCATTAGCTTCACCATCTTTCAAAACCTCTTCAAGCTTGTTTAAATACCAGCCTGCTTTGCGAATATCCTCAACAGCATCATTTTTTAAACCAGTTCGCCATAAATACTTAATACAATTACCTTTTAAATATCCAATAAAGGCTTCTGGTGTCATGCTTGCCTTGATAGCGTCAATGCATTCTATATCGCCTTGGGTATAATGGCTAGGATGGTTTACAGGGTCATTAATAGTTTTTGTCATAATCAACGGCCTCATACTTTGATCTACTATTAATATACACCGGCTTTTTAGATTTTAGTGGTAAAATTCGTATGTTGTCGAATGATTGAGAATAATTAGCATTTATTCGCTTTCGTCGAATATCTCGTCTGCTATCTTTATACCCAGTGGCATAGCCGTTATTATAGCCGATGTGGTAAGTAGCAAATGTTATTACGAACAAAAGTATGACCATGCCAATAAATGCAAAACACGCAATAATTACAATATGATTTTCCATAAAAATTCGCCTCTTAAAAAGTCAAGCTATTCAAATAGTCATCGATTTTGAAATCCTTCATAAGATGCTGCGGAATCGAATCAGATCCAAAATATAAACCAGCAAGTGTCCCAGCAACTGTCGGAATCCAATTTGTAAAACCTCGGCCATGATCAAGTTCGGCACAATTATACAAAGCATTTTCATAACTTGTTGCATGAACAAATGCCCAAAGTCCAGCGAAAAACGTCGACTTTGCATCTCGATATATCGGAACATCTCCAGCAAGAATATCAAGTTCTGGAAGAAATTGCAGAATTCCTTCCTGATCCATGTGATTACAGAAAATATCATGAATAAGATGACAATATTCAATGCAAAGATTTACAGTGTCATCATCGGCATGTGTGACTTTACAAATACTGCTAATTGTGAAGTCTAAAGAATAATCATGCTCGACGAAAATATCAGAAAACGCGGCTAAATAAATCCAACATAAAACCGATCCATCATTGGGAGTAACATAACAATTTTCGCTACCACTACACAGACCGTCGATCGTTTTAATTTTTGAAGAAATATCATTAATCCAAAAACCATCATATTGTTTTATCGATCGAATAATTTTAGACATAGTATTTAGCGTCATCGATTTTTCCATATATACTTGAATATCATCGTTTAAAGTTTCTTTAGATTCGTCACGACAAATTAGCCATCTATCGGTTCCGAGAATATTTCCAACAACTGCACCAACAATCGCATCGTTGATTGTGCCGCTCATGCCTAAAATCCTTTCTAAAGAAAAGCATGCAAAAATATAAAAGAGGGGATCCATAATTTTCTATAGATCCCCTCTTATCTACCGGTAAAACTCTCCGCGTCTAGCAGCGCGATAAATCTTCCTCTGCATGCGCATTCCCTTCTCAACTCCTTCCTGATACCTTTGTTCTCCATAGATGTACACCAGCACACCCATGCCGACAAGTATCAGTACAGAGTCGATTAAATACTCGCACATAACACTAACGTCCATTGCATCGCCTTTCAAACGTATTTGTATTACCTACCTATTATAGTGCGAGTTAATTCTGCGAGAGTTATATAAGCGAAATATCATTAGAATCGGATTCATGCTTATCATGGTCAGCAGGCTTTACAATATATTCAAAGCGCTTAAAGCAGTCACATCGCATTTCGCCCGTTCGTTTATTCATAGTAATCTCAAAGAAATAATCTTTATAATCATGTGATGTGATCATGCATTTAAATCCGCTATAGCCGACAAAAGCAAACCATACGACATAGATTGAATCGCGATCGATTTTTCTATGTTGATTTTTATACCATTTATAGACAATATCGATTGCTTCCTTTTCTCCAGATATTTGACGAGGATCTTTAAATGCTTTCTGTTGAGCCATAAAATATAATTCCTTACTGTTCGTAATCCAATGCTGCATCCAACGATCTACAATCAGCATCCGTTTGAGTTAATACTGTTTCTATAAATGAGAGCGTTTCGACAGCGTCATCTTTTTGATCGGTACTAAGTTGTAAATCTAAAACACCTATTAATGATTGTAAAGAATTTCCATCTTGAACAATTCTTTTCAAAGCATTGCGCTTAATATCTTGCCGGAATTCCCAGTTATTAATCATCAATCACCACAAAATCCAACTCGGGATGAATATCATCAAAAATGCAAGGAAGCTCGCGAATCATCTCTTCGCACAAAGGCCTCATAATCTCTCGCATTTGATAATGGGCATGAGTATCGCAACGCAAAGTGAAAATATCATGCCATTCACGGAAATTAGTCGATACTTTCAGTCGTGTTGCCAGATCATTCGGCAAGCATCCTCGTGCTTCCTCTGGTGTTTGTCCCATATTCAAACGAGCAAAATATTCGTCTTCATCCGCTTGCAATCCCCGAATCCATAGATCATACAGCGCCGCATTATCGATTGAAATTCTAGAATCTTTGATGAAACTTACACTATTGCCAAATTTGTTTTTACTAAAATTACAATAGCGAGTAGACTGCTGAGAATATCCAGTATGCCTATGGCGAACCAATTCATGACTAATTCCACGATTAATTACGAAATCGACAGTCATAATAGAATGCTCAAGCGGCGATCCATGTTTTCTATGATTTCTAATAATATCACATTGCTTTTCATATGATGTGGGATGCGGTGTTTCGTAGCACATACAATATGCATCACTTATCTGATCTACATCAATTTCTTTTTGGAGACGCACAATTTTGTAAGAAGCATCAAGAATTTTCATATGGTTCTCCATTCGCCATAAGACTTTTTCCTATATCACTATTTCGAAATATCCATCGATTTAGTTTTTCAGAGAGAATCGTCTCGTCAATTGATAAGGAAAGCACCATTGCACAAAGTCTGACATCCGTGTATTCTTCAATTAAATTGTCATTAATTTCAGAATATGACTTTGGCGTATAGTTTTCATTTCGCAGTTTACGAGCTTTTTTCAAAAGTGCTTGACTGAGCTCGGAACATTCTTCTGCCATTTGCTCATACAGAGCTGGCTCTGAAATTAAATGTCTGATTTTATCCAAATTCGAATATAATTCTGAAGAGCATGAATCATAC